TTAAATCGTATCTTAATCCAAAGGGTTTATTAGAAAAAATAAGATTTACCATAGTTCTAATAATATTATTGTCTAAATTAGTCCTCCAAACAGGTATAATTTGCTCTAAAATTGCATTTGAAGGTATTTCACTTGTTAATTTAATTGGCCCTGTACCATCTGCAAGCCTAGCTATGGTTCCATTATTAGCTATACTAACTATTTTAGCCCAAACATACTTTGAAGCATTTGGACTATTTTCATTGATAATTTCTAAAATATTACCTTTATTGGAGATAAAGTATTTGCCTAATGGTGGAACAAATTTTAAATTAGCTCCAACTTCTAAATTCCTTAAGATGGAAGTGACATCATATCCTACAATATCGTCAGCCTCTCCTGTGAAATATCCTGTAGATTCGTTAGTGCTTGATGTTATTTGTACCCATTTATAATTTAAATCAGATCCAATTTTAATTCGACCAAATTTATCATAATAAAAGTTTCTTAAGTTTATTTCCCGTAATACTGGCAAAACTTTGTTATATATAATTCCTTCAATATCTATCCTACTGTTATAATTAAATTTAAAAATTTCTTCATATTCTTCTTTGTAAATGACACCATCATCACTAAACAAATTGGTACTACTGTATTTTCCTGTGGGATCAATTAAATCAAAGTATCTACTTATACCACTACTACTTCTGTTAACCGTTTTAATCTTAAGTATATCCTGATTTACAGTCAAAGGGCTAAGATTATAATCCTCTGCTGTAATCATTCTATTTTGAGTATAATACGAACTTGGAGCATTAAATTTGATTTGTTCATTACTTTCAGTACCTCCGCTATTAGACACTGACGTTGGTAAATTCATTGATATAGTTAAAAATTCTGATTGACCTGAATTAGAAAAATAAGATATTTCTACACTAACATTACGCATGTCTTTAGGATTTATAATATAACTTAGGCCATTACTTACTCTATAAAATATTCTAAAATTTCCTAAAGGTAAATTACCAAATATTCCATCACTAAATGCTATACTAACGCGATCATTAACTCTTGTTATTACATTGTATATGTTTCTAATATTCTTATCTAAACTATTGTATATGACATTATTTGATTCAAGACTTGGTACTTGTACCCAAAATTCATTTTCAACACCACGTGAGTCAAGTTTATATAACCATATATCTGTATTATTAATATTAGTAGCATCTATATCAATTATTTCATTAGTGCTTGGCTGAGTTATACCAAACGTACCTGTTTGTAATGTACCTTGTTTAAAATTACTAAAAAATCCATTACTATTGCTAGCATATCCTTTACCATCATCTCTAAATATAAAACTCATTGTATTTCCACTTATGGGTGGATCTTCTACAATATCTTCTCCATCTTTAATTATTGTACCAGTAATTTCAAAATTCATTGTACGACCGTCAACAATTTTATTAAATGTGTATACAGGAATTGTAGTACCAGTAGTTTGTATTCTATACTGCTCAGTAGGTATACTATAAACTACTGCTTTATTAATTGGATCACCAAATTGAGTAGTAATAGGCATAGCTGCATTTATTATTCTAACAAACTGATCAAACCATTCATTATTACTGGGGTCGTTCCATAGTATTTCTTGTCCTGCTAAATTTCTACCGTTACTATCTATAACGGTTTGAGTTGTACTTATACTCTGCCATTTTAATAAACCACTAGCAGGAGTATTTCTTTTAGCATTATAGCTTAATGTACGTGCTAATCTTAATATGCTTTCTCTACGTTCTGCAAGTTCTAAAAAGTTTTCACGAGCATTTAAGTCTACTCTAAAAGCAAAACTCTGCCCAAGAAACGCAATCATATCTATTAAAGCAAGATATTCACTGCTTTCTATATAATCATTGAAATCTTCTGGATAATTTTGACGCAAATAATCAATCATTACTCTGCGTAAATTCTCAAAATCATAGCTTTGGAAATCTGCATTACGAAAACTTTGATATATTCTACGCCAGTCTTCTGCAACGAATAATCTATTTTGTCTATCAGTGGCTGACATATATTATCCTTATCTAATATTTATTAGGTATTATTAACTGCTAAGTTAACCAATCAGCCCAGCACTTTCGTCAAATCTAAATTTCAATACCTCACTTACATTATATGGCAAATAAGTTAAAGTACATTCAATTTGTAGTCCAGATTCATATGATGTAATAGTAACATTTTGTGCTCTAACTCTTGGGTCATAATTAATAATTTTTTCCACATCTTTAGTGATTAAATCTATCATTTCATTTGTAAGCGGCTCAAAAATAATTTCCCAAATTATAGTACCAAATGAAGGATCACTTAACTTTTCACCTTGTCTTATATGGAAATGATTTATTAAATCCTGTTTAATTAAGCTTAAATCATATAGACTAAAATTTTCACTATCTTGACTAATAGTACTAAATCCTCTATAAGTTCTAGGTAAAGGTGGCAAATCTTTAATTGAATTGCCTTTTACAACTAATTTTTCATAAAGTCTTTGAATAGGCATATTTATATTTAATCACGTTTGTTCTTTGCAAAAGTATCCAATTTTGTAGTATACTTTTTAAAATATTCAGGTTTAAATAAGAAATTACTTACATCCTCATATCTACCTTCAAGATCTCTATCAATTTTATCAGGTTTAAATTCTAGAGGATCCAAATTTTCATGATGCTGCCAAGGCTCCTTAATAGGGACACGACGCACTATAGTTTGGAATAATTCTGCTCCTTCTTGATCTGGCACACTATGAACTTTTAGTATTTTAGGTAATTCTGCCTCATCTGCTACACTAGCTTGTGCTGCACCTGGGCCATTCATATGTATGTTGGGCGCAGTTTCTATTATATTACCGCCTGCTAATGTTTCATTGCTGCCGCCACTGGTCATATAAATATGTCCACCAACATTAACATCATAATAGTCAGCAGCATAATGTCTAAAGATGTTGCTATGAAAAATGTCTACTTTTCCAACTACTTTTTGAAAGTATTCTTGTTCTATAGTTTCATCACGTTTCATTTTAATGTGTATCTTTTGATTTTCATCTACTATTAAAATATGATCTTTCAATACATGAGTATGCATTTCTTCTTTAACTTTTATATTAAAGTTACGTCCTGCTTCCATATTGATATCTCGATCAGCATATAGATTAAAATCATTTTTGGTATGTACACTTATGCTGTCTTCGCAGAATATATCCATCTTGCCATCACTAGTCAGTTCTATCCATGCTGTACCACGAGCATTACCTATGTAAATCAAATCTTCGCTATTATGTAATAGGATTTGATGTCCAGTTCTTGTGCGTATGCGTATTAGTTCATTGTGGGGTAATTTATTATTACCTTTCTCACCATCCTCTACAGTTGCATAATCTGGTGGACCTTCACTTGCCTTCTTTTTCCTTTCAAATTTGTCATCACCATCATCCATAACAAAACTTGAACCACCTAATCTGCTTATAGGAGCACCAGTAATTTCATGTTCTGCCTTACCTACTTTGCCTGTTGGTCCATCTTTATCAATAGGTCCAGGAGTACTCACACCAAATACCATACTGGGGACTTCTCTACGAGCACTACTTGTAGTTACACCTCTTATATCATCTAGTGTAAGACCTTGCTCTTTAAGTATGTCCACAAAATATTTGTGCTTAGGTTTTTTAACCTTAGTCGTATCTTTAGGTAAAGGTTGTTCTACTTTTTTATTATACTCAGCGACAGGTACACGTTCTTCGTCACCATCAACATGAAAGCTCGTAGTAGCATAACCAGGAGTCATAAAGTTCATTTCAAGATCTTGAGTACATGCTATCCAATAGCCTTGTTTAGGATCACCTTCAATGAATATCACAATCACAGTGCTGCCTACATCTGGTGGTATCATCCAAAAGCCATAACTTTTTTGTGTTCCATCATAAGTATTTTCTTCGTTATTAAATTCAAAACCTGTTTGACCCCAAAATGGACTGGCATATTTTACTATGCGTAATTGTCCTTCAGCCTTAGGAGCATTACCAACTGGTCTTAATAATTGTACTTCTAGACTACCCATAAATTTAGGGTCAAGATGGCTTATAACCTTTGCCAAAAACGGGCCAGGATCCTTGCTATCTTGTTCAATCGGGTCTCTTGCGTCTTCAGCCATTTAATTCCACTCCCCTGCATCTGCATCGTCATACAATATTCCTTCATAAGGTAATCCAGGCTCAAAGTTATTAATTTGATCAGTTAACGCAGTATCTGGAATTCCATCTGGACCACCTTCTGGAGTTTGATTTGGCATACGTAATAAATCTAAAGTTTGACTAAAAACACCATTAGTAAAGGTGCTTTCTACAGTACCTACACGATAAAGACCGCTAAATGTAGGCACTTTTCCTGAAGGAAAGTCATAAAGTCCTGTTTTGTAGTTAATATCAATAGGATTTCTAAAATTCACTGTAATATATACTTCACCTTCTTGATAATTTATGGCCTCATCACTATTTAAACCTCGAATATTACTATCACCTGCACTGTAATTACCCATTCCACTATCACCCATGTAAAATGGATCTCCAAGTATTTTCATTTGTAATTGTACCATGTCTGCAATTGTATTAATTGCTTTATGAAATTGTCTTGCTGCTAATCTCCCAGGATCTTCTCCTGTTGTACCACCTTGATTTGATCCTACATCAATCTCTGCATTCCTAATTTGAACAATTTTATCCATAGGATCACCTACTCTAAAATTGCCATACGTGCCGGCTGCATATCCTGCGCTTGCATCATATTCTTTACCATTTGCATCTATGCGTTTTGAACTTAACACACCTTTTTCAATTACAGGCTTACTTTTGGTAGCATCGGCGGCTTGTTGACTCCTATTTTGCATATCTTTATTGAATTTACCATTATCTGCTGCCAAAGCTGTATAGAAACTAGCATTGAAATTAATTTGAAAATCTAATACATCTATATTTTTACCAGTGTAAATGTAGTTATATTCTTTTATTGCAGATTGTTTTATTGCTTTTGATTTAGCAGTTTGGTCTGATTGTAAAAATCTACTGTGATGAACCATATGTGGAATTACTCTAAACACTGTTAGCATAGGATATTTGCCAGTTTGCTTCATATTTGATTCACCGTCTAACATGTACATTTGGCTGTCTATTCTCCACCAATGTACAAATCCATTTGAATCAAAGTTTTTAGGATCTAATGCTTGACGACCATAATCACTACTTAGTAAAATTTGATTTATAACATTAGGTATACTTTGACCTTGTTTAAAAGCAGCAATACCAGATTTTTCTGTTATGGTTAAATCACCTCTAACATACACTTTTTTTCCAGGATCCCAAACAGCATTATCTTTGCTAAAACTTTCTTCTGCTTTTTTCTGATCAATAAACCCCATCTCTGCTGTGCCTAGTATATTTACTCCACTATTTTGAACATAATTTATACCTTCTAATTCTACTCCTAATTTTTGTTCTACAACTTTGTTATTAGAACCTCCACCTTGATTACTCATAGTTGTAGCACCTTGTGGATTACTTACATCACTATTTGTAGATCCACTAGAACCACCAGTAGCGACCTGCATTGGAAATAAAATTAATACTTTATCAGCAATTATTGCTTCATTTTTACCTTGAGATGCTGCTAAGGCTGCTGATGCTAATTGATCATTTATTACACTTTGAAAACTTATTGTTTCTTTAGTGTTTTTTTGTAACATTTCTTGAACTGTACGGCCACTACATTTTATATCACTTTTTATTGTACTGGTTGATCTACTATACGCTCTTTCATTCCAAGGAATAGCCGTACAGTCATATACGCTACCTTTGTCTGTGACTTTCATAGATATTTGAGCAATTTTTAATGGAAAATATTTTGTACTCACACTTTTTATATTTTGGTTTAAATAGTCGTGATGTCCAAAAAATTCTACACGTAAGAGAACAGGCATTTCAACCCAGTTTTTATAATCTACTTTACTAGCAACTACTTGTAAAGTTTGAAAAAATAATCCTATACTATAAGGTTCAATTACGGTAAAATTGATGCCTGTACTGTTTGTATTACCTGTATTTTTATCTAAACCAATTACACCTTTTATTCTAATATTATCAATAAAATAATCATACTTTCCACTAGGATTGGCTTGACTTTCATAGGGACTTAGAGCTACTCTGTTATTAGGTTGCCCACTAGCAGATTTTAAAATTATGGGCCCAAGTATACCTTTTCTATAACTATCATCTGGAAAATTCAAATGACCTCTACTCAGAGCACTTAGTGTCCAAATATAATTGTAACTTGCATAATCATGTAGAACATTTTGCAAGGGGAGAGTCTTAGAAAATTGTGCTTTACTTTGGGAATTACCTGCATTGTTATTAAAACGTAAATCACTAACTTCATTAAAAGGTCCATCTAAACTATTAACACTATTAGGGTTAGAAGGATTACGGGAAGTATTAGGAATTCCAGGTATCCCTGTAATATTATTAAGTCTTCCGTTTAAATTGCTTCCTAGTTTATTAAGTGCTGAATCTAATAAATCTCCGTTAATTCCACCTACTAAACTTGCACCATTTAATACTTTTCCAGAACCAGCCTCTTTTAATGCTAGAGTAACAGCTCCAACAGCACTTCCAGCAATTGCAGTCTTTACCGCAGTTTTAAGTATTTCTTTTATTCCTAGGGGCATATTATGTTCCTAAAACTTGACTTAACTGATGAGGTTTGGGTATAAAGATTTGTATTCCTGCAACAAAATCAAATATTGGATCTTGTAACACATCTAAATTTCTTTGAGTAAATACCCACCATAAACCATGATCACCATAAAGATCATAGGCTAATAAATCTGGCCGAAGTGCATATTGACTTTCTATTGTGTAAAGATAATCGTCCATTTCGGCACTTACTGGTCTTATACTCAGTATACTAAGTTGATTTCTTATTATAGGAGTATTAAACCATGGGCTAGAACTTGAATAACGAGCAGGCATTATAAATAACCGTCCTTTACATATTTTCCTTCTACAAACTTAGCGAGACTAAATTGCCTAACCCTAGTTCTACTATATACTGGCAGTAGTGTAACTGAAATAGCACTTTGAGTTGGTACATGACTATCATCTGGACCGCTTTTACTTTCAGGTTGTACACTGCCTGAAAAACTTTGTATTTTTGTTGAGCCTGGTGTACTAGGTTGACCTAATAATTGGGAAGCCATGCTGCCTGCGACAGTTTTTGGCTTTGGTAAAGATTGCATATTAGTGGTAATATAGTCTACTTCTTTTGGTAATGTTAGATTAAAACTTTTTACTACTACTGGGATATTTTTAAAAACATAATCACCATAAGCATTGAATAAAACTATAGGTGGCGGATTTCCAGCTGCTTCTTGATCTTCTCCAGTATACATTTTAGTTACACTTCTTAAATAATGTATTGTAGATATCCAATATTGAGCTTGTAGTGCATTTTCTACAATAAAATCCCCCACAATTTGTATTTCACTTACTCTACTATATTGATAAGCAACAAATTGATAGTTTTGATGTGTAATTGGCTGCTCTTGATAATTAGCTTGGTGGCTAATTGTTATTGTTGGGGTGTATGGAAAAATTAGTCCGCCGGCTTCTTTTAATGGAGTAAATAAACTACTTTTCCACATAGAACTTGATGGAAGACTCAATCTTACACGCCAATCAGCTGCACTACCCGTATCAAAGCTAGGTGTAACGGGCTGAGCGTCTTGATTAGACTGCATTTCTTTCTTTATGTTTTGACTTCTCTTATCGCTTAAATTAAAACCTGGGTTTGATGACAGAATCTCCGGGAGTAGATTTTGCACCGTCCCAATTAAACTTGTTACCATTTTAGGTCTCCTCGGCAAATATTTATTTGACTTTTTAATCTACGTAGTTTATAATAGTATAAAGGACAAGTATACATGACTGTAAATTATCTTAATAATAAAGATTTATTAGAAGAAATACATAAAAGCAAGAACACTTATTGTAGCTATAGCCGTCCAGAATATCATCAATATGATATTATTTTGCCAAGTAAAGATAAAATTAATATTAGAATTGTAGCTGAAGCCAAGCGTAATCGTGCTAAAAGAATGGGGGATGAACTGTTGGTCCAGCGTAAAGAAGCAGGTGAAAAAATAAAATTAGCTGAATGCGAATTTGATTATAAAAAAATAGCTAAAACTGATTTAATCTTTAGAATTATGACTTATGAACATATTCCAGTAAACAAAACACGTAAGAAAAGTCAAAAAACTGAGGCAGATAATCATGATCGTGTAAACTTTCCACCTTTTCAACACTGGAAGTTTGATGAAAATGATGAACTTATCTGTGTAGGCAAAAGTCATTGGAAGGGTGGTATAAAAAATGGTAAGTTCAGTAAAGATCATGGACAAATAACTAATAACTTAGCTCGTATGTACATGAAATTATGTGAACGTTATGCTACTCGTGGCAATGTTCGTGGCTATACCTATAATGATGAAATGAAGGCTCAGGCCATATTACAACTCACACAGGTAGGACTACAATTTAATGAAGCCAAATCGAATAATCCTTTTGCTTATTTTACTGCTGCTGTGACTAATAGTTTTGTTCGAATAATCAATATTGAAAAACGTAATCAAAATATTAGAGATGATATTCTCGAAATGAATGACATGAATCCAAGTTATACACGAATCAGTAATGCTGAATATACAGCTAGCTTGAAAAG